TTAGCACGTAACTCGCTTTTTCAGATGTAGCTGATGGACCGCTTGCAGAATGTTTTTCTGCATTCTCTCCACGCCGATTGCCGTATCCAGTGTATGTACCGATCGGCGCGAAGCATGGGCAAGGGAAAGATAGGCTTCCTGCACCTTTAGCAGCATGGCATAATTCGCATCTACTTCGGTTCGCAGAAAAAAGGTTGCATCAGGTCGCTTCGTCAAATCACTCATCGTGGCATACCAGGAAAGGGGAGTATCTTTTATATAGAAGTAGTAGTAATTGGACAGTTCATAATGATCAATGATGATAAAATCAACGTTTTCCTTCGAAAGCCTCGCCATTTCTCGCTGATAGTCCAGAAAGTCCGCTTCAAAAAGCTTTCCTACCGCTTTCTCATCCAGCTCAATTTCGCAGCGAAGCCACATGCCAATGACCGCTCCGATCGGGGTATCTAAACGCGGAAATGATACTCTTTTCACTTTATATCCGAGGCATCTAAAATTTTCTTCCAGCAACGCCGCTTGGGCTTCCTTCGCATTGGCGTCAATTCCTTCGAAAGCGACAATCGTGGGCTGTCTCATGGCACTACTCCGTCTCCTCATTTGTCGAGATTTCCTCTGCTGCTTCACGAAGCTTTTTCTCTGCTTCTAGCTCAGCAGCCTGAGTAGCCAGATGATCTGCTAGCATTTGCTCGAATTCTTCCTTTGTAATCTCATAAATCTCGGAGTCGAGTGGGTTTACCGTGTATCCCATACCGTCGGTCAGTAAAAAGTTTGTGTAGGTCAACGGCTCCTTACGAAACTCCTGCTTTTCGTAATCGAAAGCAATGACTGCTTTTTCAATGCCCGCTACGCAACCGCCGAACCAGATATTTACCTCTTCTTCTCCACCTTCGGCTGTAGGTGTTGTATGCATATTGGTCGGAACGTGTACATATTTTCCAATGACCTGATGGGAGAGCTCCTCAGTTAATTCCTCATTCATCTTTTTCAACAAAACTGCCATGCTGGATCATTCCTTTTCATCGCTTATTTGTGTATGTCTACAACTCACCGTACTGCTTCAAAATTGCCTTAATGATTTGACACACTCTTTCCTTGCTGATATTGAATCTCTGGCCAATTTCCTCATGGTAATAGCCTTCGCTTCTCATCTGGAGAATCAGCTTGTCTCGCGTGGACAGCTTCATATACTCCATGATGTCGAGCATCATTTCTACTTCCTCATATCGAAACTCCTCACTCGGAGCGGCAATACGGCTGATCATCGTTTCCTCTTCATTCTCATCTCCACTAGAGACTAGAACTGCATTACTGTTTGTCAGGTTTTTTTGCGTGCCGGCTTTTCGCAAGCAGTCGCGAATTTTATTCGTAATCACATGATCGACAAAGGTAGTCACTCTGGCTTTTTCCTGATCGTAATTCTTCATCGTGCGATACACCTTTAAGAGAACCTCCTGGACGACATCATCATGAGTCATTCCAGCAAACGTCATCCCTGTCAGCTTGGCTTCACAGTTTTCCTTGGCCTTCTGCAAAAAATCATCGACTTTCCCTGCGAAAAATAACTCGTCCATTTGGTGAAGTTGATCTGTCATGAACTTCATCCCCTCCTCATGCTCCTATTCATAGTTGCTCTATCACACTAGGTAATGGGAGGAGGGTTTTAGCAACCAGCTTTCAAAATTTTTTTCGGACAAGTTTGCAAGGTACCAGCCGTGAATACTTTTCCATTCAAAATCTTCCAGGAAGCACACTGACGCTTGATGTACCATTGGCAATCGCGGCAAATGTCATGAACCACACAACGACAAGTCATAGGCACTACATCCTGTTCCTTTGCTGACATCAAGATGTCGTTGACTGTCATTTTCTTTTGGCAGGCTTTTTCATAATCACATCCCTGACAGGCCATGCTACTCACCGATCCTGACAATCCCCATTCCTTTTAGGGACGCAGGATTCACTTGAACATGCTCGCGAAAGAACTCTTCCAAAACGGCTATGGGGGTGTCTTGGGTCGACGTATATTTCATGACCTGCACCTGCTCTCCATCTGCCGAAAAACTAATCTGATAGTACATGGTTTCTCCCCTCCTTTTGCTTCTTGTTGAATCTATACGAAGCGCTTTGAG